CATAAACAATAATATCTACATTTGGATTTGAACAAATAATATTTGTTGGTACATTGATACCAGTAATTGTTACGTAACTGCTATCAGTTAGTGTTGATGCTGGTGCTCCACTAATATCAATAAAATCAAAGAAATCTGGGTTATCATCTGCAACCTGAACATTATTCACCGTCCAAGGTACAGAAGCACCGTCACCAACTATGATAGATGTACTCCTAATATCTCCTAGTGTGGCAGTAGTAAACAATCTAAGTTGCAATGTTTGTCCATTGACAATTGTTTGTGCAGATGACGACCATGGTCCATTGCCAACTTTAGTCTCAAATAAAAATCCTGGGATAGTATTGAATTCTGGTGCAGTAACACCACTTGTGCCAGTAATACCAGTAATTGTCACTACATTACTTTCAATATATGAAAGAATAGGAGCATTATTTATAGTATTGAAAGAAAATGGATTTGGTACATTATTTCCTTCTGATTTAGTTGTAATCTTCCATGTAGCAGTTCCATCACCCAAAATAACTGATGTTGTTTTCAATGTGACATAGTTAGCGGATGAAGTCATCTTCACCTGAATAGTATCATTATTATTAATTGCAATTGGACCAGTAACAAATGTACCACCATTGATACTTACTTCTGCTCCATTTGTGGCAGTTGCTGTAGTGGCCACCGCTAATCCCGAAATTGTCTTTACTGCTGTAGTATACTCAGTAGATAAATCAGCATTGAAAATTGACTCAAACTGAATCAAATCAGGCGAATTATCAGGAGGTAAAACAAGTACCTCGACATTTTGTGTTAGGGATCCAGTAGAACCAGTAATTGATAGTGTATATTTTATTCCACTATCAGCAACAGTCAATGGTGGATTTATAAGAATAGATCCTGTATCAATGGTACATCCAGGAAGTATAGTTACATTACCAATACCTTGATTGATACTAGCAGTATATGCAGATGTCTGTCCATTCCATCTTGTATCATATGTAAGAATGCATGGATCGCCTTCAACAATAGTTAATGTAGGAGAATTATCATTTGCTCTGAAGAATTGAATATTTGTGGGAGGATCAACTGCCACAAAAGATAAGTCAATTTGATAGAAACAAGAAGTGTTATGGAATAGGGAATCTCGTGTTGTAAAATTAGCAGTCAGTGTATTTGTAGTACCTGCAGGAAGATAAAATGGTCCTGGTTGATTCTGTGTGATTGTAACAGGTGCTACTGCACAACCTTGTCCACCACCACTTGCAGCAGCAGTATAGATAACGCCACTGATTTCTGGTCCAGCAACTGACAAAGTAATTGCTTCAAATCCAGGGTCTTGTGCTTCTCCAACACCAGCAAGTGCGACGGACATATCATAGTTAGGTCCAGGAACAATAGTCGCAGTTGCAATACCACTTTGTGTACTACTATTGCTACCACCACAATTAGATGCTGTTTCTAGATTGAATCGAATTCTAGTACCTGCACCATTTCCATTGTTAGAAATGACCCATCCTCCAGATGATACACCACTTTGTGTAGTATTCCAATTAATGTTTACGTTTGCCATTATCCTACTGTAATACTAATTGATTTTGATGTAGACACCGAAGAAGGAGTAAGCATTCTCAACTGCACAGTGTCGCCATTATTTACCGATCCAGTAGTTACCCAAGCTCCACCATTGATTGATGCTTCACCATTACTTACACTCAATGGTGATGGTGATGTTATACCTTGCATCAAAACCATATTACTCACAATGTAGGATCCAGGAATTTGTTCTTCTTTATCGATAAAGAAGAAATCATCTGGAATAACGTCACCAAATGCAGTTGTAGTAACTTTCCAGGTATCTGTTAGTTTTGTTACTGGAGTGTTACCAATAGTAATTTCACTCTCAACTATGCCACCAGGATTTGCACTAGACAAGATTCTAACACGAACGATGTCATTATTATTAAGTATTGTTGGAGAAGGAACCCACGAATTGCCATTTATTTGAATTTCTGCACCATTTGTCGTCTCGATATTTGTAGGTACATTGAGACCAGTGATACTAATAGGAGGACTTTGAGTTAGAGTGTTTACAGATGCTTCGATTACATCAGTAAAATTAAAGTAATCTGGATTATCATCTGAAATACCTTTGTTTTTGACAGTCCACTGTACTGGAGCAGATTGCCCAACTATAACAGTTGTGAATGCAGTATCATTTAGATTTGCACTAGTTGTAGTTCGTAAAGATAAAGATTGTCCATTACCTATTGTTTTAGGATTTGAATCCCAAGAACCACTGGCAACTTTACTTTCAAAATTAGCATTGGTTGGTGATAAAACTGTAACTGGACCAGAAAGACCAGTAATAGTCACAGAATTACTCTCAATCATAGTATCGAGATCAGCATCATTTACAGTATTGAAACTAAATGGATTTGGAAGATTTGCAGGTTCACTTGCTGTAGTAACTTTCCAAGTAGTACTTAGATTGCCGATCGTGATTGATGTTTGTTTTTGTGTAGAAAATGCTGACGAAGATGTCATTCTCAATTTTATTGTGTCATCTTCATTTATATTACCACTAGTAACCCAACCACCACCATTGATACTTAGTTCTGCTCCATTAGTAATATTACATGAAATAGTAGTACCAATACCTGTGATGGTTACGGTATCACTTTCATATACGGTATTTGTAGACGCAGCTTGAATACTATCAAATTGTACCTGATCAGGATTAGTATCTTCCTGCAACATTTCAGCAAGAAGATCTTGTTGTGCTGGTCCACTATTTCCATTGACTCTAATTCTATATGTTGTTTGTGAAGTAGGACCAGGAACTAACACCCATGTTCCTGCATCTATTTGCCCACCAGGAATATTGTAAATAGCAGTTTCTGTTCCTCCAACTACTTGATAAATTGTACCACTAGTACATGTACTAAAACTACCTAGTTTAGTATTCCACCCAAAAATTATTGGATCTTCTGGAAATATTTCTGTTGATGGAGAGTTATCATTTCCCCTGAAAAATGAAAGGTTAGTAGGAACATCACCATATATTCTTATTCTAGAAATAGCAAATCTATCACCAGCATTTTGATTGTTTGCATATACTCCACCTTGACCTTCAAATTCTGGAGAACCAGCAGTAGCATAAAATCTCCAGTAGAATTGCCCTCTATTACTTGCTGGGATATTCACAGTTACCGTAGTCCATGCGCCACCAGCATCTACATCGGGAAATGTATATCCACCATCTTTGCCAGAGTTTGCAATTTTAGTTGAACTACTACTACCACCTGTTACACATTGCAGATATAATGACTCACCAAAGTTATTGGGTCTCTCTCCTCCATTAAAATCTGTACCAGTAATAACATCAATTAACATATATTCCATGGAAGTGGTATTCATCAACCACTGTGCCACTCTATTTGTAAAAAATAGAGTGCCATTGAAAGTACCTATACTCAGATGACTACCACCCGTGTTAGTTGAAAATCCACCCAATTCTCCACTTCCACAACTACCAGAGACACCGTAGCAATTTGCATAAACAGCACACCCATTCAAATTTTCATTGGGTTTACTAAAATCGAATCCAGGAGATCCAGGAATTAATGTATAAACTAATTGTGCCATGATTTAGAATTTAATGATATATTCGACTAAAATGTAAGGCTGAACGCTTTCTCTGAGTTCTTCTACTTTTTTAGTAGAGATATTAATAGTTGTTTTTATATTATCTGCTGGGATGTTTACTGTAGGGAAAGCATAGACGAATTGGTTGTCATAGTCAATCGATTGTGGCCAATCCATACCATGATCATGAACTGATGGTACTGAGTTTGTTGGATTGCCAGAACCATTCATAGTATTACCAGCAAAAACATTTTGTAGTCCCGAACCTTTACCAATAGCACCAACCTTGAAATTGCCTGTATAATTTATAACTCTTGCATTACTGTTGTGTCCGTGTGCTTGAAAATTTGATTGGTCCAAAAATGCTTTTTCCAATCTTTTGATACCAGCTTCTGTTTCTGGTGGTGTAAATGAAGAATTTCCTTGTAAGTCCAATCCTGATTGTCCTTGAACAGTAAAATTGCCAGAATATGATATCTCTACACTATTACCAAAGTTTGATGCAACGGTAGTTTCAACTCCAATACGAGGTTTTCCTGCAGAATTTTCGGTAGCAGTTTGCACTAGATTTAGAGAGTTATATTGTCCACTCGCAAGACCAGGATTTATAACTTTAGATCCACAATCAGGAAGTTGGAATTGATCATCATCTAACTCTTGAGTTTCTTTTTTGAACTTACATGAGTCTCCACGACCAAGAACGTCTGCTAGTTGTGGATATTCATTTGCATTCAGGATGCTACCATCACATCGCAAAAATCCAGCAGGAATTTTTTTCTTCCACGAATCATCGAGTGGATCGTTTGCTAAGGGCAATGTTGTACTAAAGATTTGAATACTTCCTGTGACTCCGCCGTACTTTGATTTTTCTCTTGTGTAATTTGCCATTAGTATGCTCGGATAATATACAAACAAATAAGTGATGGTGTGGGCGTTGTTACATTAACATTTAGTGCTTTATCAACATCATCGGGAATAACGTTAGAAATTACGTTCACCCCCGTAGAAATAGGAACTCTTAGATTTCCTCTATCAAAGTAAACTTGGAATGGTTGGTGGTCATGTGCTTGGATAACCAAATCCTGACCACCAGGACTAGTAGTTTCATTAAAACTAATAGCATCACGATCAAATAATGTCTTTGTGTATGAAACTGCATCGCCACTATTACCACCACCAGGGTCATAGTTTCTAGCAGGAATAACTTGTGTTCCCCCACCACTAGCATATAGCTTAGTGTCACCATTCAAGAAAGTTTCATCCATCGAATATCCACCCGTAGGATTGCCCTTGATCAGATTACCAAACCAATTGCCAATAGCACCACCATTGACGAGGAATGGTTTTAGGTTGAAAGTAGGACCCTCACCCTGCACATTACATACAAGAACACCATTTTGTCCACCACCAAATCCCTGTTGACTTGTGTACTGAATTTCTAATTGTGCCTGAACCTGACCATAGTCTAATTCATCAAAGTTAGCACGAGAAATACGATAATTGATCTCACCCCATGTACCAACACCAGCACCAGGTTTTTCTCCAGTAGAACCACCACCAAAAATAGTGTCAAACGTTGTAGTATGACCATGAGATGTCATATGCTTTCTTCCTAATTTTCTAGGAGAAACATAGACCTCTTTAGCTCCAAAAACTTCAGATAAATTAGACCCTGAAATTTTCCCAGTAAAATCATTCTCTGGAGTATACGAAAAATCAATATCAGTATATGCGTTGAAAGATGTGCCAACACCATTATCACTATCAGGTCCAATTAGAGACCCACCAGAAGGATCCTGCAGGGCAGCGAGCGCCTCTGTAGTATCTGGTGGTCTACTTCCATCGAAGTATGATGATTCAACATCAACTAGTGCTCTCTGGTTGATGTTTGGTAAGAAAACACCACCTTGATAATTAGGAAACACACCACCTAAATTATCTTCACCATAATTACCACCAATCATTTGAGTCAATAGAGGATAATCTAATGCCTCAATTCGCTGACCATTACAGATCAACCAACCAGGAGGAATAGCGGTCAAGTCACCGCCCCATGGCATGATGGTGCCAATGGCGGCGGCTTTCATTGTTTTTAGTGTTCCGTATGTTGCCATCTTTTTACGTCGATTTTTGGTGGAGAAATTTTTTCAGAATTGGTGGATCAAATCTCCATCAACCACCAACCTCTTAGATTACTAGGAATTCCAGAAGGTTGACCATCATTCAAAGTTGCACCTGCGTAGATGAGACCGAACGCTGCGTTTGGAGTAGTAACGATTAGTTCGCCACCGCCCGTATAATTAGCAAGGTTGACACCAGAGATAGCATTTGATGTGTTACTGGAATCTCCAGCAACAGGTACACCATCAGGTGCTCTGAAGATCAGTCTTACATTATAGGTCAGAGCGCCGCCAATGTCTACAATTCTAATCATGTCACCAGTTGTTGCCTGAGGAGGTAGTTTGATAACAAGGTCAGAAGATGCCTTGGTGAATAGACTAATGTTAGGATTAACAACACCAGCATCACCAGAAGTTGTTTGTAAGTATTCCCATCTAGTTGCTCCAGTTGGACCGAAGTAATGATCGATACCACCTAGATCAATAGATCCTCCTTCACGAACTTGGAACGTCTTAGTTCCACTGCTATTTACCCTCAGTTGTCCGCCGTTTATTTCAACATCACCAGCAAAGATATTAGTACTAGTACCTTCAGTTTCGATAACACCAGCAATCGTTAGATTACCATTACCATTGATAAACTGCAATCTATTAGAGGAACCAGCGTCATCTTGAACAATGATATCGCCACCCTTCATTGTTAGGGTTCCAGTATCACCGTTGACTACAAACTCATCGAATCCAGAACCAACTGATAGGTCACCAGCAAGTTTTGTATCACCATCAGAAGAATCAACTTCAAATGTTACGTTAGTACCATCAGTAATAGTGAGTTTTCTGTCCTCATTTGCTGTAGTACCAGTAAGTAAAATGTCATTTCTAACTTCAGTTGGACCCTCGATTGTAGTCTGACCAGTAGTAGAAAGTACTTCAAATACAGTGAATGGAGTTGGTTCTGCACCATCATTGACTCTCAATGCCTGAACATTAGCAGCATCATCTGCAACTGCAGTGACGTTGAACAATTCAGTATCAGATAGTCTCAGAATATCAGTAACAACGATAGAACCACCAAATTCGGCAGTTGTAATAGTTACTGTCTGTCCAGCAGTGCCATTACTTACTACGCTCGTAGTGTAACTAACATTTTCTTGCTTAGTTAGTTTGACGAGTGGGCAGTTATCAGGATGATCAACTCTTTGAGATGTTCCCTCCTGCGCTCTCTCAACTTCAACTCTAATACCTTCAGGATCTGTTACTAGTGATGGATTAATGATGTCAACGATTCTTAGAATTTCCGAGAATGCTTGATCATCAACTGCTCCTCTATCAACTAGAACGAGGTCGCCAATTGCGAGGTCAGCAACACCAATGGGTTGATTAAGAGGTAGGAAGTATGTCGCAAGACCCGCATCTTCTACGAAGGTTGTACCACCCCAGTTTGCTAAACCTTGTGAGTCAATAGTCTTATTGATCTCAACTCTTCTATACAAGTCAATGTTTAGATCATCAACACCACCAAGTTGGTGTGCCTGAATAGCTGTACTAAAGATACCTCTGGTTGCTGTAATTTCACCAGAAGCAAGACCACCAAACAGTGTAATGTTACCATCAACTCTCTCAGATGCCTTGACATAGAGACTGTTGTTGATTGTAGTTGTGCCAGCATCAGCAGCAATACTTAGGACTGAACCTGTACGACAAAGATGAATCTCATTGGAACCACCAGATGCACTAAACAACTCCAATTTTGGAGTGAATGCATACATCCTAGTAACACCCGTAGAAGGTGTACCAAGTTGCAAATCACCATCAACTTTCAGTCTTGCGTTACGAATTTGGAACAGTGAGTTTGGATTAGCAAACGCACCACCCATGAAGATCTGTGAGTTGTATGCAACATTACTCGCTACAGTACCGATATCGATAATCGAGTTCTGTGAACTGCTATGAATAAAGAGAATAGAATTGAGAGCACTGTCACCAAACTTGAGTGTCTGGTTGAGTGACTGATTGCCCAAATTGATATTCTGAATGCCAGTTGCAGTGTTAGCAATGTTGAGAACCAATGCCTCTGGGAAGAGGTCGATATTGGTTGATGTAGGTGCTAGTGTGAAGTTAGCGTTAGAAGTTTCAATTGTACCATTGTCTAAAGTTAGAGTATTAGTAAATCTAACTTCGCCATCAACTGTTAATGTCTTATCCAAGACAGTGTTAGAAGAAGAGACATTGATACCGACTCTCTGCAAGTCAGTTGCAACTCTAAGAGCTGCAGTCGAATCAGGGTTATCTCTATCATAACCAACCATGAACGCATTACGCTCATTAGTTTCCGTCTTAGAAATTAGTGATCCAGTTGGTTCTGCAAGATAGTTATTTACAGTCTTACCAGTAATCCAAGTAGTACCAACAACATCTAAGTTTGCTTTAGGATCTGTATGCTGATCAATAAATGCATTATTTGCAGCAGTGTGTCCAGATGCAGCGACTGTATTGATTCCCAGTCTATAATCACCAATAGTCTCAGTCTTAGTTCGTAGTGTTTCACCACCTAGAACACCAACTTCCTTCCAGTTAGCAGTAGAGAACTCCATGACAGGAGCAGGAGTGCTACCATTGATTGCACTACCAGCACGTTGTACAACGTTGCTCCACTGTGGTGTAGATACTGGAGCGTCAATCTGTCCATCGCCATCGTTATCATATGATACACCAGCAACAGTTTCACCAATTTGAATCCAGCAGAAACCATCTGTGGGATTGAATGCTTCAAGCAAACCTGTCTGTGGATTAGTTGGTGATTGAATAACATTGAATGTGCCATTCAATGAACCAACTGGATAGAAGTTAGAGATTCTTATTGCAGAAGTTTCTCTGATTCCCAGTGCTGCGTTGGTTTGTTGGACTCCACTTACAATGTTCCAATACAGTTTGACCTTATTGGTTCCATTGAACTGAACTTGCAAGATCTGTACATTGGAAATAACAGTAAAGTAATTGGCATAGATCCAACCAAGTGAACCAGATCTCTCTACTGATGCACCCTTGAGGATGATATCACCATCGGAAGGTAACACAAACTGAGTGGAAGTACCATACTTGACTGACTGCTCAGCATATAGTGCTGTACCACCACTACCAGAAGAGTACAAACCTGACTGGTTTGGTGTGATGTTAGATGGTCCAACAATACCACTGCTCTGATCAATAGAAGTATGAGTCTGGAATAGATAAGACTGACCATTCTTTCTAGCATTGAGAAGGAATTGTGCTGCCTTGACCTGGTTCTTACCAATGTAAATATCACCACTTTGACGTGGAATGAATGATGTTCTGCTTAGCAGTGGATCATTACTAGTTCCATCTGGGTTGGTAGTATCTAAGTTAGAGTAAACAAGAACCGCATTATCTTGTAGCGTTAGGTCGCTGTTGTTTACATTGATTGCAATAGGTGCATTGAAGTTACTTACTAGTTCTCCATCACCACCGTTGACTGTAATATTCTGATTGAATGTTACAGGAACTTCAAACGTGGTGACGAGTGAACTGATATCGTCCTCGTCATCATCAGAATCTAGAAGTGCTGCTCTCTCAAGGAACTCTTCTTCACCAGTAATAGCGTTGATCTTACGGTTACCGATGTATAGTTCGCCATTGGAGTTGATACCAGTGTAGAATACAATACCCGCATCTTGCTTCTTCGCTTGTGCATAATAGTCTTGCGTTGTTGTTAAAACAATCTCCTGACGCGCTGGAAGACCTGTGGAGTAGTTTCCTGGACCGAATCCAAGGTACTCGAAAGTATGGTTGCCTGCACGAGCAATAGAAGGTCTTCTAAGTTCAACATACCACTTCTGATCAACAAATACCTCACTATCACCCGAGATAGGAATTTGTCTATCTTCAGCACCAGAAGAAGCGTTGCCTTCTTGTGCAACTAGAGCATTAGATCCAGTGTATGTGTTACGTGTGAATGCTAGAGTATCTACCAGGTCAATGATAGTCTCTTTAGTCATAGAAGACTTGGCATCGTTAGTTCTAACTAAACCATGTACATAGTTATCAGCAGCAGAGAATGTTGCTGGTGGGTCAATTAGACCTTGTGCATATGCTTTTTCAGTAGAAGTTGTACCAGCATGTCTGAACCAATATGGATCGTTCTTGTAGTTCTGTGGATACAGATAGGAGATTGGTTGATAGAATTTGAAATTACGGAAATTATTTTGATTACCAGCACCAAGTGGTAGTGGTGAAATATTACCACGAATTGCAGTTAGGTAGTAGATACCATCTTGCTGCTTGGCAATACGACGTTGTAGTGTCTCAATCTCAAAGATATAGAAGGTCTCTTCGATCTCACCACAATCTTCAACTGAAGTAACTACATATCTGTTCTCTGTTCCATCTTCCTTGATAAGATCACCAGGAGTAACAGTATAAACAGGAGCTCCATTTTGCTTATAGAATAAATCAGGTTCGTTCTTCTCAATTAGTCTCTTGAGAGGCAGTGACTTACCCATGTCTGGATCTTCCATGAGATCAGCATAGATACCACCCTGTTGGAATCTGGTATTAGTGTATGGGGAGTAGATAAGTTGACCATCGATAACATCACCCTTGATGATCAGATAGTGATCAGATCCAACATTAGTATATGCATGAACATATGCAGTGCCTGAACTATAACCAGACCATGTGATCTGATGTGGATCACCAGGTAAACCACTACCTACACTCTTATTGACTTCAAATGCACCACCCTGAGGAGCACTAATTTTAATAGTTCTAAAGGAAGAACCATTGAGTGATAAAATCTCAGGATTTGGTTCATAATCATATACGTTTAGTTCTAAGAATTCATCACCAGCAACATTTTTCAGTCTACCAGACTGTATAGTCATAGTGACATTGTTGTCAGTGGTGATTCTCTTTCTGTAATCAATACCAGCACCAGTAGTATCTCTACGATATGGATCGTAAGCATTGTTTAGAGTACCTAGATTCTGAACAATTTGATTAGAAGTCCAACCAATTCTTTCTCCAGGATTTCTATCGTTCTGGAAGAATGCATCTGATTTGAAATTGCCAGGTGCAGGCTTCAGTAGGATTCTCTGAGGTCTTAGTCTACGTGTAGAGTCAGTTCTCGTCTTGAGTACAAAACCATTGATAGGATCTCTAACACCCTCAA